TAGCAGCCAAGGTGCTCGGCGTCAGCCGCTCACGGTGGCGCTCACTACGGCAGGCTTTGACCGCAAAAGCGTCTGCTGGGAAATCTGGAAATACGCCGAAGCGGTGGCCGCCGGCACCGTGAAAGACGAGACGTTCCTGCCGGCAATCTACTGTGCTGATCCTGCGGCCGATTGGAAGGACGAGAGAACGTGGGCTGCTGCCAATCCGAATCTCGGCGTCTCGGTGCGTCTTGACTTCCTGCGGAGTGAATGTGCTCGAGCGGTTGAGATGCCGACGTACGAGAACACTTTCCGGCAGCTGTATCTGAACCAGTGGACAGAACAGAGCACCAGGTGGCTGCGCATGGATCACTGGGCTCAAGGCGGTAAGCCGTGCCCGGTGGATCTCGCGGGCCGCGAGTGCTGGGCCGGGCTGGACTTGGCCACGACGTTCGACACCACAGCCCTGGTGCTGCTGTTCCCGCTAGATGATGGCACGTTCTGGATTGAGCCACACTTCTGGATACCGAGCGACAACGCTCACCAGCGAGAGCGACGCGACAAAGTGCCATACCTGACGTGGCACAGGCAGGGGCACCTGCACATGACAAATGGCAACGTGACCGACTTCGACCAAGTGCGTTCGGACATCAACGCCATTGCCGGCAAATACAAGGTGTGCGGCATCGGCCTAGACCCGTGGAACTCCGCACAGCTCGGCCAGCAACTGCAAGGTGACGGACTCCCCATGTCAGACTTTCGGCAGGGCTACGGCTCTTTGTCGGCACCTAGCCAGCAGCTGGAGAACCTTGTTGTGAGCGGAAAGGTGCTGCATGGTGGGCACCCAGTGCTGTCGTGGCAGGCTTCCAACGTGGCCATTCAGCAGGATTCCGCAGCCGGAAACATTAAGCCGAGCAAGGCCAAGAGCACAGAACGCATAGATGGCATCGTGTCGCTCGTCATGGCTATCGGGCTGTGGCAGAAAGCGACCGCAGCCACGCCAGAGCAATCCTGGGACATGATGACGCTATGAGCGAAACGGCCACCAACGACTACAGGATGATCGACCTGCGTGGCATCGACTGGGCCGAGGTTGGCGGCGGCCGCACAGCCTCTGGCGTGCGGGTCACGCCAGAGAATGCTTTGGCGTGTGCGGCCTACACGGCCTGCATTCGTGTGATCTCTGACGGGGTGTCGGCGCTGCCGCTGCACCTGTACCGCCGGATCGCCAGCGGCGGCAAGGAAAAGGCGTGGGATCACCCGCTGTACCGTCTGCTACACCAGCAGCCGAACCCTTGGCAGACGGCGCAAGAGTTCCGCGACTTGATGACGGCGCTGTACCTGAACTACGGGGCCAGCTACGCCGAGATCCGTGCCGGCGCCCGCGGCCCGGTGTCGGAACTTTGGCCACTGCATCCGAGCCGGATGGAAGTCGAGCGGCTTGAGGACGGCAGCCTGCGGTATCTGTACCGCGAGCCGAACGGCCGGCAGACGATCTACCGGCAGGGGCAGATCTTCGCCCTTCGGTATCACACCGAGGACGGCGTGACGCCGATGCCGACCTACCGGCTGTTCCGCAACGTGCTCGGTCTCGCTCAGGCGTTGGAGGCCCACGCGGCCACCTACTTCGGCAATGGTGCCCGGCCGGGCGTGATTCTGGAGTCGGACAACCCGATTCCGGTGGAGGCAGCCGAGCGGCTCCGCGAGCAGTGGGAGCGGATGCACCGCGGCCCGGATCGTGCGTTCCGCACGGCCGTCCTGCCGAACGGCGTGAAGGCCCACGAGCTCTCGCAGAGCAACGAGGCGGCCCAGATGTTGGAGAGCCGGCAGTTTGCCGTCACGGAAATCTGCCGCGTGTTCCGGGTGCCGCCGCACATGGTGCAGGATCTCAGCCGCAGCACCTACTCGAACATCGAAGTGCAAGGCACGGAGTTCGTGCAGCATTGCCTGCTGCCGCATTTGAAGCGGTGGGAGGCGGCGATCAGCCGCGACCTGATCGAAGACGACGAGACGTACTTCGCCGAGCACAACGTCAACGGCCTGCTGCGTGGTGACCACGCCAGCCGGGCGGCGTTCTATGTGTCGGCCCTGCAGAACGGATGGATGACGATCAACGAAATCCGCGAGGCGGAAAACCTCAACCCGATCGGGGCGGCAGGTGACCAGCATTTCGTGCAGTTGAACATGACCACGCTGGACAAGATCGGCCAGGAGCCGCCCGTTGCAGAGGCGGAAGACACCCCAGCCGATGACGCCGAAGACGACACGGAGAACGCCGCAGATGGAAATTGAACGCCGCTCGCTGCTTGTTGAGGATGCCCCGGAAGTGGAGCTCGTTGTCGAGACACGGTCCAACGGTCGCGAGGCGATCCGCGGAGTGGCGATCCCGTACAACCGGCTTAGCGTGGATCTCGGTGGGTTCCGCGAGCGAATCCTGCCGGGGGCGTTTGACAAGATCCTGAGCCGGCAGCGTGGCCGGCAGGAGATCGTGAGCTACTTCAACCACGATTCCAACTGGCTACTCGGCCGCGAGGCGGCAGGCACGCTTGAGATCACGTCGGACGAGCGTGGCGTGTCGTACATCGTGGAGCCGCCAGACACGCAGGCAGGACGAGACGTGCTGGCCCTGGTACGGTCTCGCAACCTGCGTGGCAGTTCGTTCGCCTTTACGGTTGCCCAGCGTGGCGGTGAACGGTTCACTACGGACGAAACCGGCAAGGCAATCCGCGAGGTGGTCGAGGCGTCTGGGCTGTTCGAGATGGGTCCAGTGGTGACGCCGGCGTATAGCAGCACCAGCATTGCCGTGGCCATGCGGTCGTACGAGGCGTGGCTGCATTTGCAATCCTCAGAACCGGCGGCCCAGGCGGATTCTGTGCGTTCGACCCTGCGGGGCGTCGCCGCCGCCTGGGCTGCCATTCTGAGGCTTCGCAATGTCTGACGGTCCTCGCTGCAAGTGCGGCGAAAAACTGCGGACACGCTCCAGCCGCGCCTGCGGCGATGAGCGGCAGCGTTACGTGCGATGCCCACGGTGCGGCGCGCGTGGCGTGGTGTTTGTCAAAACAACAGTTTCCGAAGTGCGGTTCTGCAAGGGGGCGGGTAGGTAGGTGCATCGTGAACCCATCGGCAATCACGCCGCTGGAGACATCACGACATGGACCGCCTCACTGCCCTCCGCGCCGAAGCCAACGACGTTGCCGAGCGGATCGACGCTCTGACCGCGCTCGACTCCGACAACAAGTCCGACCTCGAAGCCCGCAACCTTGAGCTTGCAGGTCTGACCGAGAAGGCCAAGGCTCTGACTGGGCAGATCGACTTTGAGCAGAAGGTGACCGATTCGGCCGCCAATCTGCGGAAGGTGTCCGAGCGTTGTGCCCCGGCGCCCGAAGTTCGCGCCGAGGAGCAGAAGGCTCGCATTGAGCCGGTCCGCGACGGGCGGACGCTGAAGGCGTTCCGCTCGCACGAGGATGCGTACCGCGTCGGCCGTTGGCTCCAGGCAACCTACGCCGGCGATGCCGAGGCCAAGCGGTGGTGCAACGACCACGGCGTTGAGGCCCGCACGATGGTGGGCGGGGTCAACTCGGCTGGCGGGTTCGCCGTCCCAGAGGAGCTGTCCTCCACAATCATCCGCAACGTGGAAACGTATGGCGTGGCCCCGACGGCCCTGCAGAACTTCGCCATGTCGAGCGACGTGCTGTCAATCCCGAAGCGGATCAGCGGCGTCACGGGTGCTTGGCTTGGCGAGAACAGCGAGTTTTCCTACAGCGACATGAGTGGCACGCAGGTGCAACTCGTCGCTCAGAAGTTCGGGGTGGCAACGAAGGTTTCCAACGAGCTCTTCGCCGATGGCGTGGGCGTCGCCGACCTGATCGCCACTGAGCACAGCCTCGCCGTGGCCCGCGCCTTGGATGAAGCGGTCTTCATCGGCGACGGCACCTCGAGCTACGGTGGCCATCACGGCATCGCCGTGAAGATCGCCACGGCGTCTTTCACTGCCTCGATGGTGACGGCGCTGACTGGCAACGTGTCGTTTGAGACGCTCGACAAGGAAGACTTCCTGTCGGTGCTGGCGAAGTGCCCTCGGTACGCCCTGCCGGGTGCCCGCTGGTACATCTCGCCGGCTGGCTACCACGCTGCGATGCAGCGGCTGGATCTTGCCCAGGGCGGCAATGCCAGCGTGTCCAACGGCTTCGGACTGACGTTCCTCGGTTACCCGGTCACGCTTGTGTTCCCGATGAACAGCACGCTTGGCAGCGACACGTCGAAGGTCAAGGTGCTGTTCGGCGATCTGGCCATGGCCGGTGCTCTCGGCATCCGCCAGGCGTACCAGTTGCGGGTCAGCCAGGAGCGGTTCGTGGAACTCGACCAGACGCTCGTCTCGGGCGTCGTGCGGGCCACCGCGAACTTCCACAGCCTGGGATCGACCAGCGAGGCTGGCCCTGTGATTGCCCTTCGTACCGCCGCGAACTGACCCGGACTTCACTCTCTAGGAGAACCTGACAGATGATCCATGCAGCGATGACCAAGAGTGCGGTGGCTGGCAAGGCGTCGGTCTACACGAGCTCGCAGACGAACACGCTGACGCTCGACACGCTCGGTTTCGATCACGCCAGCATTGACGTGATCTTCGGACCGGCCGTCAGCACCTCCAGCGTGGCGCAGACGCTCACGCTGCGTCAGGGCGACGCCGCAACCGCCGTGACCGAGACGGTGTCGGGGTTCACTTCCTCGCTCGTTCCGGCCGCCTACGCGGGCCAGACGGTCTCCAGCACTATGACGGTCTGCAGGCTTGAGGTGGACTGCCGTGGCAAGAAGCGGTACCTGGCCGTGAACGCCAGCCCGAACACCGACACGGTGATCGTGGTGGCGGCTCGGCTCTCGCGTGCAGAAGAAGGCCCATACGACGCCACGACCAAGGGCGTTTCCGTCAACGTCGCCGGCTGACGCTTGACACGACCGGCACAGTGAACGGCAGGCAGGGCACCACGCTCTGCCTGCCGTTCCCATTTATGAGGCTGCCCATGCTGGTCAAGGTTGGCGACACGTCGGTAGACATCCGAGTTGAGGCGATCCTCTCGATGCCTCGGTTGAGTTTTACGAGTAACCATTTTGCATGGGCTCAGGCGCTCATGCCGCTCGGCATTCGGCCGACAATGGGCACCGGCTGTTTCTGGGATCAGGTCCACACCCGGATCATGGAGCAATTCATCGACAAGTGCGAGTACCTGCTCTGCATC